TGACAATAGGGATCACCTCCTGGCCGGTATTATGAGCGCTAATAATCTGTTCCTTGAAATCTTTAGCGGAGTCCTCATCAAACTTATTAACCCTGATAATTACCGGGTCCCTTCTAAGTTCAACTTCTTTTATTCTAGGATCTACTTTTTTAAGAAGTATCATCCACACTTACCCCACCCACATGAAGGACACGTAATGCATCCCTCTTGGTAAAAGAGATTTTCAGATGAACATCCAGGACAGATTTTAACTCCATTTGCTTTGGTTCCATCCTTAATATAGTTCTTGAGAACCCTTGCAACAACCTTAGAAAATGAGAAAAGATCAGCATCTTTATCCTTCTGCAGCTGTTCAACCACGTACTGAATGGGGGCTCCATGTCTCAGACCAAGAGAAATGGTCCTAGTAAAAGCTGAGTGGTTAGGATTATCAAACAAAGAAACGATGTCCTTCAAGACCACTTCGTTACCATTTTCTCCAAATTTCAAATCATACTTTGAGTTCATTGTCTTCCTAGGATGCTTCGTTAAAATCCCATCCTTGTACTTTCTAGGGATTTCAATAAACTTTGAGAGACCTCCAATAATTTCGTAGGGTTTGTTGGTCATCAACCCTACAAGCATTGTCCAACCTTCCCCTTTAATGTTAGCATGGTGAATATCACAAATTAAGTCTGTCGGCCTCTGAGGGGCTGAATGTTGAACGAACTTTGTTTTGTTCCTGTTCTTGTGTTTAACAAGAACACCTGATCGACACTTGTCCCTATATACAGTAACCCCTTTACATCCGGACTTCCATCCAGACATATAAATGTCCTTGATAGTTTCAACCGTGGTATCTTCCGGAACGTTTGTTGTGTTCGATATGGCGTGACACACCCACTTTTGGGCGGCCGCCTGGACCTCAACCTTCTTCACCCAGTCTATATCATTAGAACACGAGTTGTGATATGGAGACTTTTCTGGATCGACCTCTCCAGTAGTTTCCATCCAGGTCTTAAACCCAGGATGAAAAACCTCATATTCTTGCCAACAATCTCCTACTGAATCGACGTAGTCAATGTTGTCACCTTCGGACACCTTTCTCCTTCTCGTGTACCTTAAGAGGAAAGCAGGCTCGATGCCAGAGGTCGTTCTTGTAAGTGTGGAGACAGATCCTGCTGGGGCCGTCGTTGTGAGGGCTATGTTTCTTCTTCCGTATTTCCTAGAGCTTTCTAAGATGTCAGGAGCTGACTCCCAAATTCTCTTAAGGAACGGGTGATCTTTTTCCTTCTCGTGAGAATGAATTGGAAAAGCTCCCCTTTCTTTTGCTAGCTGGCATGAGCTTCTATACGCGTTTAGAGCAAGGCACTTATAGATGGATTCGACCATCTCTATAGACTCGTCAGATCCATACGTTAAACCCAAGGCAGCTATAACATCTCCAACTGCGGTAAGGCCTAATCCGGTTCTCCTTCCCAAGCTTGCTTGAGTTTCGATGTTCAACCACAAATCCTTTTCAATTTGTTTAACCTCAGAGGACTCAGGATCGTTGTCAATTTTTTCAATTATCTTGTTAATTTGCTCAATCTCAAGATCGATAAGGTCGTCCATGAGCCTCTGGGCTTTCTGGGCAATAGAGGATAGCTTATCAAAATCTATACACGCTGTGGGTTCGAACGGTCTTTCAACAAAGGAAAAAAGGTTGATAAGAAGAAGTCGACAGCTATCATAAGGTGAAAGGACAATTTCTCCACACGGGTTGGTAGAAACTGTTGCAAATCCCTCATCTTCGTAAATGTCAGCAGGAGACAACTTTTTAACGTTGTCCCAAAATAACAAACCTGGTTCGGCACACGCGTGAGCACTTTCAATAATTTCATTCCAGATGCTATTTGCACTAACCATCTCAGAAATCTTAGGTTCTGAACTGTCAACTGGAAATCTTAGTTCAACGTCGTCATTGTTCTCAACAGCGTGTAAGAACTCATCAGATAACCTTATTGACAAGTTCGCCCCTGTTATTCTTTTTAAATTTCGTTTAATTTTTATGAAATCACGAATCTGTGGGTGGTGAACAGAGATGGTTAACATCAATGCGCCGCGGCGACCATTTTGTGCCACCTCTCTACACGAGTTAGAATATCTGTCCATGAACACTTCGATGCCGTCGGTAGTTCTAGCTGCGTTTGCAGTTTTTAATCCCTTTGGTCTTATTGTGGACATGTCAAAACCCACACCACCGCGCCTTTTAGCTATTTGAACTAGTTCCTGATCGGTTTTTAAAATCCCTCCGTAAGAATCTTTTGGTGATTCAAGGACAAAGCAATTTGAAAGTGATTGTATCTGATGGGGATTTCCAATACCTGACATCGGAGATCCCTGAGGTACGACGTATTTAAAATCTCTAAAAAGTTCGTAAATCTCTTCTTCAGACATGGAGTTAGGATAGTTGGACTCAATTCTACTAAACTCCCTGGCTAGCCTTTTGTGCATGTCGTCTGGTGAGGATTCTAAGTACTCTCCTTTATCATTGATTAAAGAGTACTTGTTAACGAAAACGTCAGAAGCAATTTCATCTCCGTCAAAATACTCAAGAGTCTGTTTTAAAATTTCCTCTTTACTGTGCACAAAAACTCCTCCGGACAACTTACGAGTGAACGATTTCTACTTAATTATTTTTCAATTTTCAGTAGTTTTTTGGGAAGAAACTTCTTTCCATTTTTCTTTAAGAAGGTTCTTCATTGTGGTTTCAAATCTCTTCTTTTCGAGATCAGCATCGATAATTTCATCATCACTTAGAATANGTATCATCGATCTTCCCGTATCAATCTTAACTGGATACAAAAGTCCGTCTCTTCCAGCTCGGTTTTTTGCGATAAACATACGACCGGTCCCCTGAGATTTTTCACTTGATTTTCTAGAAATTGATAGTACAACATCAGCAACCATCGCCTTTCCGTAAGCCTCAGACATGTTCTCTAATCCAACAACGTCGCTGTGAGCTGAATCTCTGTTGGCTTGAGATGCCGTCCAGACTGGAATTTCTAATTCCATCGCGAGGTTTCTAAGCTCTTCGTAGATAAGCTTGAGTTCATGCCTTAAAGAATCATACTTACGAGTTGATCTCATAATATCAGCATAATCCACCACTAGTAAATCAGGTTTAATTCCTTTTAACAAAAGTTTATCTAGATGGTTTCTTAAGGTGACTATAGATGCAGTTCCCGTAGGATACTCCTTAATAATAAGCCTTCCGAGTTCCATCTTTTCATATGTCTTTTTAACCTCGTCTTTTCTATCGATGATGTCATTTTTAGGAATCTTACAAATATTAGAGTCGTACCTTAATCCAACTGACCCTTCTGTTAGTTCAAAAGTATAGTGAACAACGTTTTTACCAAGTGCGACTGCGGTTGCTCCAAGCTGAACTAGCATATGAGATTTTCCAACTCCCGTATTTGCTACAATAACTCCAAGTTCTCCCCTAGCTAATCCTCCTCCTAAAACATCTTTACTGTCAAGTTTATCTAACCCAGTTGGACATGTTCGTCTAAACGTCTCCGTAAATCGAAATTCAAAATCATCAGAAAAATCGTGACCCAGAGAAGGTGACGAACCAGCAGACATAGCTTCCTGGATGATAGACAAGACATTCTCATCTTGTCCAGAAGAAATAGCATCAACAGCTTTTACCAGAGCCTCCTTTAAGGCCTGTTTTTTACAAAAATCAAGAGACTTATCTTTAACATACTGCATGTCTCCCATGTCAGGATTAGTCTTAGTCCGATGTAAATACTCAATGATCTTATCCCGTAAGATAATATCAGTTCCCTCTCTAAGGTCATCTCTTACAATGCTTATAAGCAAGTGAAAAGTTGGAAAACACTTGTACTTAACGTGATACTGAAAAAATCTATCGGCTAAAAATCGAAGATACTTTAAGTCAAAGTAATCAATCTTGATAACCTCACTCATCTGAGCAGACCACTTATGGTCGGTTAAAAAAGCTTGGACAATTTTTTCTTGAAACGAAGTTCCGTACTCGGAAAAACTTACATTAGAATCTAGTTGTGACATTGACTAAACCTCACCTGAGATCAAATAGTTCATAGGAAAAAATAACCAGCTTAAATCTATCGTGTTTAACCCTTCTTTTATTAGTATTCTTGTAACATCAAGTCTTTTTAACTTAGGAGAAAAACTATCTATGGAATCATTGATTTTCTTAATTTGTTTTAGTGTCAAAAAAGACGAGTCAAGATACATGATTCTCCAGTTTCTTCTTAGGTCTTGTTCAGAATCTATCACAGATTGGTACAGTTTTATCTTGCTCTTTAGTTGATCTTGACTATGTTTTAGGATCTCGTCGATTAAAACATCTCTATCTTCCTTAATAAAAGGAAATCGTTTGATAATTGTCTTAAACCCGGCGCCTTTAACTCCTGGTATGTTATCCGCGGAATCACCTTTCATCGCCTTTAAAAGACAAAAATTTCTAGGGTAAACTGAAAATTCCTGCAAAACAGAATCAGATTTTATCCATTTATTTCTGGTTAGTGTGCAAATTTCAGTATTGTCATCAAGAAGTTGATAAAAATCAGAATCTGAAGAAAATATGACCTTTGATTCGTTTTTGAATCGGTAATTACAGAGATAAGCGATCACATCGTCAGCTTCACAATCTGGCGTGTATATCTGACACACNGGAAGNCAAGTCAAGATTGAAATCAAAGTTGTTATTTGTTTGTTTCGATTTTCATAG